GCTTTCTCTGTTATTTTTACTTTAGATTCAAAAGGAAGAATCTTAGATACTTGGTATGGAAAAACAATCATACATTCAGATAAGAGATTTACTTATGAAGAGGCTCAAGAAATAATTGAGGGAAGTGAAGAAGATTTTAGTGAAGAAATAAGAGTATTAAACTCATTAGCTCAAAGTATAAGAAGAAAGAGAATTAATTCGGGTTCAATTGAGATGGGTGGTATTGAAGTAAGATTCAAATTAGCAGAAGATAATAAAAAACCAATCGGAGTTTATTTCAAAGAACAAAAAGAAGCAAACAAACTTATTGAAGAGTTTATGCTTTTGGCTAATAAATCAGTTGCTAAACTTCTTTCAGATGCTGGGATGTTTAATGTTTATAGAGTTCATGAAACTCCAAATATGGATAAACTTCAATCTCTTATATCCATTTGTAAAACATTTGGATATGATATCTCATTCACAGACGATGGAGATGAAATTAAAAGTTCACTTAATAGACTTCTAAAAGAAATTAAAGGAACCCCTGAAGAAAATATGATTGAAACTTTAGTGACACGGTGTATGTCAAAGGCAACATATACAATCAAAAATATTGGCCACTATGGTTTAGGATTTACACATTATTCACACTTTACAAGTCCAATTAGAAGATATCCGGATTTAATAACACATAGAATTTTATTTGATTTCTTAAATAAAGCAAAACAAAAGAATCCGAATGGCATTGAAGAACAATCTAAATGGTGTTCTAGTCGTGAGTTAGTGGCTCAAAAAGCACAAAGAGATTCTATTAAATATAAACAAGCTGAATATCTAATTGATAAAGTTGGACAAGTATTTGATGGTATAGTTTCTGGAGTTACTGACTGGGGATTGTATGTTGAATTAATTGAGAGTAAATGTGAAGGAATGATTAATTATAAATCACTTTCTGGAAAATGGACATCTAATTTAGATACTTGGTCGATTTCAAACGACTTAGGGGAGAAAATAAGATTAGGGGATGAAATAAAAGTTGGTGTTAAATCAGTTGATTTAGAGAAAAAACAAATTAATTTTAACTTAGTAGATGTGCTATAACTTTCAAATAGACGCAAAAGGGTATAAACTATCAAACTATGAGAGTCTACTTTCAAAATTTTCTAATTGGAAGAAGTATAAAAGAGAAATTAAAATAAATCAGGTACTTGAACAGAATAAGAAAATAGAATTAAATATAGAGATAGATAACAACCCGTTTGTTCTTTATGTATCTTTTTTAGATTTTGAGAAAAAGACAACTGGTGCATCTGCCGTAATAAATAAAATGACTTATATTATTCAGAATGATGAAATTATTGAATTAAATATTGAAGTTAATCCACTTACAACATCTTGGGGAAAAATATTATCAAATTTATTAAAAGAAGGAGTTCAAGTAGTAATGTGTCAGAATGTAAGTGCTCTCAGTCAAGTTACTAATTTTTACTTTGAACGTAGGAATTAGAATTCAAACTCTGAACCTCCTCCTTCTTCTGGAGCAGCTCCACCACCTCCTTCTTCAGGAGCAGGTGCTTCAGGAGTTTTTCCACCACCTACTTCTTCAGGCGCAGGTGCTTCAGGAGTTTCTCCACCACCGGCTTCTCCACCTCCTTCAGCAGAACCAACTTTAGATTCTTTTAACCAGTATTTAGCATTTTCGTCTTTTTCTTCTGGTGTAAGTTTGAATACATTATCAATTAAGTAATCAACGTGGAAGTAAGGTTTTTCACCATTCATAATTCCAATTAATGTTGAGAATATTTCTGCCTTTTTAGATAGGTTGTTTAATTTTTTCCATTCTTCAAATACTTGATTACTATTAAATGAAATATCCATTTGATTTAATATAACCTCATCTTCTTTTAACTCAGGAAACTCTATAAGCATTTGAAGTTTAAGTGGCTTAACAATTAATTCTTTGAAATTAGCTCTTAAACGATTAATAAAATTAAAGAACTTTATCTCATCTCTTGTCATATCAGACGAGTCATTAATTAAATTACCCCCACCATTCTCTTTATCAAATCTTTGGAACGGAATTTTTGAAGCTCTTTTCAAACCATTGTAAAACCAAGTTAGTATATCAGACTCATTTAAGTTATGACCTTCAGGTGAAACAAGTTCCATAGCTGGAGTTCCAGCATCTCCTTCCGGAAACCAAATTTGTTTATTATAAGGTAAATGTTTTGCTCCATTTATTGAAAGTGTTCCAAGTGTATCATCCCATTCAACTTCTTCAGAATAGTCATTTATTAATTGACCAATTTGTTCTTCAGCTTTTTGTCTTGAGAGACCTTTAATTGGAATAGTAAATTTTTGATAAACCGTAGCATTTATAATATTAAACATAATTCTTGTTTGTTCAATAATCTTTAACTGGTTATAAGGTTTAATAAGACCTTCAACATAAGATGTCTCAGAATAATCACCCTGAGTTGAATATGAAATATAAACAATCTGTGAATCTAAAAATATTCTTCTTAATTGTGGGTCTTCTGGAAATTGAATCCAAAGATGACCAATGGATGGTTCATAAGCCGGAACTAAAGTTTCTGGTCTTAATCTGTTAAAAGAGATAATATTTTTCTTTTTATCATCATAAACCATTTCAAGAGCTAAATAACCATCAATAAGAAAGTCTTTCATCATATTCCAGGCAGTTATACTATCTGAAAAACCAAATCTTGTGTAGATTTTTTCAAAAAATTCCTGGTATTTATCTCTTATCTCCTGTGAATAATCATTTGAAATTGGCTTTAAAAAACAAAAATCTCTATCATCATTATAAACAATACTCTCATCACAAATTGAACTGATAAAATCTCTAATTTCATCTTTAATTGAATACTCTCTTAAAATTCGTCTTTTATCAGCATAAGCCTTATCTAAATACGGAATAGACTTACGATTTAAAACCGAAGCAACTGCTCGTTGTGAAAAGAAATCATACATTGAGTTACCTCGTGCAGCGTATGGATCTTCATTTATACCAATACCAACTTGATTCCTTACAATCATATCATCATAGTTCATACCATAAGATGAAAGATTTCTTAATATACGACTAAAGAGACCTTTATTTTCTACTGCTGAATTGACGTAAGCAAAGTTACTCGTGCTATCACCACCGACTGACCCAGAGTTAAACTGATTGTAAGTACTCATTTATTTTAAGATAAAAATTTAAGGTATATATTAAAAGTCTAGACTCCCAAAATTTATTTTATACGAGCATATTTCTGCATATTGTATCGGAGCCTTTCAATATGAGCTTTTAGAACTTTATATTTGTCTTTTATTTCACCACTTATATCATAAAATTCGGCTAAATTAGACTTCATAATCTCATCATTTCGTTTTTCAGATGTTTTAGTTTTAACACTCCAAATTTGAAACAATTTCTTTGGGTCATATTTATTCTGAGGATGTGCTGAAATTAAGAATCTTGGAACCATCTCCATACTAAGTTTATGACAAAGTTTGATACGTGAAACATCATATTCAACAAGTGAGTATTCAAATCCGAATTTTCTTAATTCTGAATACATACCCTCATAATCTACTTTTAGAAATTTATCTTTTTCAAAATCTTCTTCAACAATAAATTTATCAAAAATAATTCCTCTGATTTCAAGTGGAATAAAATTGAAATTCACACAGAAAAGAATTATTTTATTTCCAACCTTTTTAAAACTGGTACAAAAAACAGGAGACCATTTCATCCAATTTGAATCATCAAGATAATGAAAATGATAAAAACCACCTGGTTGAATATCTTTAACATCTATTGCCCTAATGGAATTATCACTTTTTCTCCATTGTTCATAAAAGTATAAACTATTATTTTTAAAATCTTCTGATAAATCCCCACCATCAACAAGTGAACGAAGACCCATTCTTTCTATTAATGAACCCATAAAGTATATATAAATTTATATATACCATTAAAATAAATAATTTACAATGTTAAATTCTAAACCAAACAATAAAAATTATAATCAGGGAAACTACATTCCAGTAAATAAAGACAAAGTAATTAAACTAAATAGTTACGGTGGTGTTTATTTTAGAAGTTCTTGGGAAAAGAAGATAATGCACTGGTTAGATTACAACACAAACATTACTAAATGGGGAGCTGAATGTATGAAAATCCCTTATCAAATGACTCATTTTGAAGGTGGTGATGCAAAAGTTAAAGAACATTGTTATTATCCAGATTTTTACTATGAAATGAGAAATGCTGAAGGTGTACTAAAACAAGTTGTTGTTGAAGTAAAGCCTATGAAGGAGTATAATATGGTTATTGCCTTAAATGAAGGAAAATTAGATGTTCCGGATAAGGGTATGAAAAAACTGAAAAACTTTGAGTACGATTTGAAACAAGCTCAAAAAAATCGAGACAAATGGGAAGCCATGATTAGTTGGTGTAACAAAAAGGGTTATGAATTCATCATAATTACAGAACAACATCTAAAAAAGTTTGGTTTGTAAGAAATTTTCCACTTTTTTTTATTAATATATACATTATGAGAGAATTAAAACAATTAGAAGTGGATAAATTAGATAATTCAAAATTAGAATATATTGGCATTATCGAAGAATCAAAAAAGAAAATAGTTTTCTCATGTAAAGAACACGGAAGAATAGAGCAACGTTTTGACGTACATATCAAAAACTTGAAGTGTCCAAAATGTAAAACTTCAAGAAGAAATAAATACAAAAAAGAATATATAGAACGTATTATAATAAAATTAAAAAAACCATATAAATATTTTTTAGAAAAAGGTGTTTACAATGTACTAGATAAAATAGTTATAGAATGTAATAAACATGGAAAATTTGAACAGACATTACATAATCATTTTAACATTGGTAATAGATGTCCAAAATGCAGTATTGAAGAAAGAACTGGAATAACAAATTATTTGAAAAAATGGCTTAGTGATAATAATTATAAAATTATAAGTTATAAAGGATATAGAACAAAATCAATAATAAAGTGTCATAATGGACATGAATTCAAATCCACAATAGACAATTTAAAAAATTATGGATGTTCTACTTGTACAGAAATCAATAGATTAAATGAAGAGAGTGAAAAATTTATTGAGAATTCTAAAATAATTTGGAACGACGGGTTTATTAATTTTGACTATGATACATTGATTTACAACGGTAAAAGGAGATTATTTACTATGCAGTCTGATATTGGGATGATATCACAATTACCGGATAATCATCTGAAAGGATTTTTACCAAGAAAGTCGACAGGTGAGACTATAATAGAAAATATTCTAAATAAATATGATATATTTTATATAAAAGAAAAAAAATTTAATGGTTGTATAAATAAGAAAAAACTAAGATTTGACTTTTATATACCGGAAAAAAACTTATGTATAGAATACAACGGTATACAACATTATCAAAAAGTTGATAGATTTGGTGGAGAATATGCTCTTAATTACCAAAAGAATAATGATTTAATAAAAAGTATTTTCTGTAAAGAAAATAACATAGAACTTTTAATAATATCACATAATGATTCAATAATTGAAAAAATGAAAGAATTGTTAAAATAACAAATTTAAAACAGACTTAATATTGCAATTAAACCAACACCTATAATCGTAATTATCGGAAGTATGTTATTCCAAACAATATAAGCCATTCTTTTTAGATGAAAAAGTGGAACACTTAATAAGTGTAAAAGAAGAAGGCCAATTACCCAGTTGTTTAATTGAAGTGCCCCCCAAATCATCCAGAAATAAAAAATTGTTCTTAAAAAGAAGTGAATTAAATCAAGAATTTTAATTGACTCTATATCTCTGTTTTTAAATGATGTATCTAATCTTTGTTTATTATAAATATAATATAACTGATTCCACATAAAAGGAAAAGCTAAAAGGAGTGTAAAAATTGAAAACATAATGTATAGAGTATTTATTAGTTTTATTAAGAGTGGTGTATAAGAATAAACTTTTAAGAAATTTTTAAATAAAAGAAAAAAAACTCCATGAAAAAAGTAAAACTTGAATACATCTGGCTTGACGGAAATCAACCTCAACAACTCAGAAGTAAAACTAAAATCTCTAAAGAAATAGATGGATTTAATCCACAAAATTTTCCAATTTGGTCTTTTGACGGTAGTTCAACCAATCAAATGGAAGCCGGTGTCGGTAAAAACACAGATTGTCTCCTAAAACCTGTTTTTGTAACCAATGATCCAATCAGAGGAGATGGAAGTAAATTAGTTCTATGTTCGGTATTAAATCCAGACAGAACTCCACACAAATCAAACAATAGACATAAATTAGTATCTAAAGTTGAAGAATTAGGTCTCACTAATTTAAGTTTTGAAGAAAGTCCGTGGTTTGGATGGGAACAGGAGTACACTTTAACACATAAGCCAATAAGACCATTTGGCGAAGGAATCGGAATTCCATTAGGATTTACACCAGATGTTATTGACTCAGCTGGAAAAACTCCAAGACCACAGGGTGATTATTACTGCGGAATTGGAGCAGATACTGTTACTGGAAGAGAAATCGTTGAAGAACACATGAATATGTGCATGGAAATTGGTCTTGAAATTTCTGGAATAAACGCTGAAGTTTTACTCGGACAATGGGAATATCAAATTGGACCAGTTACTCCACTAATTGGTTCTGACCAATTGTGGATTGCTCGTTACCTCTTACAAAGAGTCGCGGAAAAACACAATGTGAATGTCACTCTACATCCAAAACCACTAAAAGGAGATTGGAATGGTTCAGGGTGTCACGTTAACTTTTCAACAAATGAAATGAGAAGTAGTGGAGGTTTATCAGTAATTGAAGAAACAATGTCTAAGTTAGAACAAAATCACACAGAACACATTTCTGTTTATGGTCTTGGTAACGACGAAAGATTAACCGGTGAACATGAAACTTCGAGCATTCACGATTTTAGTTGGGGTTACTCTACAAGAGATACTTCAATTAGAATTCCTGCACAAGCAAAAGTTGAAGGTTGTGGATATTTTGAAGATAGAAGACCGGCATCAAATTGTGATCCTTATTTAGTTTCATGGAGAATGTTAGAAACTGTATTTAGTGAAGTTTTAGCTTAAATAGAGTTTTAAAGAAAATAAAAAACCCACTTAAAGTGGGTTTTTTTGTTTAGATTGAGTGAAGACCTTGACCATCGTTACTTCCTTCAATTGAAATGAGTTTGATTTGGTTATCATTATCTCCTTTCTTTAGATAGAGTTGGTTAAATCCTTTAGCGAGACCACGTTTGAATATTTCGGTAAAATAAGCAAAAGCATTAACAGACTTTTCTTCATTAAAGTTGTACCAGTTTTGAAACATATCTAAGAGACCGGATTGATAACAATCTAATTTATCATCATTGGACCAATATCTCATTTTTTTGATTGTTTTTTTAGCTAAGAGTTCTAACATCTTTTCAGCGTTTCTTGTGAGTTTCCCTTGTGCTTTTGATACAATAATCTCAATATAGAGTTCTTTATTATTTAAATACATTCATATAAGCTTAATTTTTAAGGAATAAAATTGAATTCCTTTGAAGCTTTTGTTTCATGTTATATATTAAGAATAAAATAAGTTTAAAATTAAATAAAAAAACCTCAAATTTCTTTGAGGTTTTGATTTATTATTTTATTATTAAAGTTTTACTCTTTCTTTGTATTGAAGTTCTTTTACTCCATTTAACTCACTACTTAGAACATTTTTTCTTTTTTCTAAGTTGTTAAGAGCTGTAGTAAGTACTTCAGATTCACCAATCATTTGGATAGAACCCTTAACTTTGTCAATATTGAATTGAAC